ATGTCCACCACGGAGAGAATCCTCTATCATTTGTCCACGAGTTGTGTTGGTTATTCCATCTCATATTCAGTATTCGAGATGCTTTATTCATTGGAGCTTGAATACTATCGTCAACAGCTCCACAAGGTATTCTATTTGTTTTACTTGTTTTCATTATCCGAGATACCTCAAATCATTACTCGTATATCCAATACGACCAGGATAAAAACCAAATTGACCACGCTGTACAAGAAAATCAATTTTATCAACATACCTCTTCTCCAGCTGCTTAATCTCCTTTGTATATTTGCGCTCATATGTTTGCGCCAAACCTTGAGCACCAAGCTTGAGATAAATCTCCTCAAGAGCTTTATATACAATGAGTTGGTGAAACTCGTACGGCATTTGAGGAGAGTCAGTACCAAGAAGCATATCCTTTGGTTTCTTGAAATACCTCATCACTCCTTGTTTTATGTAAACTGTTTCTTTTGCTGCAATAACTTTCTTTTCATCAAATCCATTGACGCGCGGATATGGTCTAATCGTTTGATGAGTACCATCAATCTCAATATATCTCTTGCTTCCATTGTCGAGCTGAGTTGGATGATTTATTGTTTGCGTTGTTGCTGTATCTTGAGCAATAATACGATCCAAATATGTATCAGTGTTTCTAGTAGTACCACCAACAGTAACTTGTAACCAACACGGTAAACCAAGTCTTTCTCCTGTTGTTGAATCAAAGTTTTTATTCCAAAAGATTGCTTTTCTGTATCCTTCCCATTGAGATGCTTTTTGATCATTACTCTGATATGAATCGGCAAAGATTGTATTACCATCCCAAGATAAAAAAGTTACATTTAAACCGCCTGAATCTGTTGTGATTTGTACGGTTTTAGGTTCCGAAAGAGGAGATAATTTACCATCCTTGACAAAAGCCCAGCAGAGCTCATAATAACCAGTTGAGAGAGAGCCGGAGGTTGTTGCAATTGATAGAGTTTCAGCTGCTTGTATTGGTATTGTTGGAGATGGTATGTAGGCTTCAGCATAAACATTATCATAATCGACGCGCAAGCCGTAGCTCTCATCGTGACGAGGTAAAATAGCAGTTGCTTTACCGTAAGGAGGATAAGCACCCGAATTGTTATTGTACGGATAATCTCTATGACCTAGATATAAAAGCTCAGCACAATCTTCAGGCAGCTGATAGTATCTCTTTTTAATCTTCCAGGTTGTAAGAGCTGCAGCAGTATCACCTTCAAACGCTGTTGTTAAAAGTATTTGTTGATTGTTGATAATCTTTGAAATGATATACTCATTACTATTGATTTCAATCGGTGCTCCTTCCCAATTATCAACATAATCAAGTCGACCGATAGAATGAGATAAAACAACTCTTCTATCTCCATTTGTTACGGATAGAGTTACAGCAGCTCCAGCCGAGAACTCAGTATCAGTATCACTAGTAATGTCAGGAAGAAAATCAATGAAATCTATTTTGGTTGCAAAATTCCATCTCTTCATACTCCAAAGAGCATAATAAGCATCATTGAGGAGCTCATCGAGTTGATCATTGAATTGCTGTAATTCAGGAGAATAATCTGTAATGTTTTTTACTTTTTGTCTAAGAGCTATCAAATTCATTTTATCTCCATAATAAAAAAAGGAGGTCGAGTGAACCCCCAACCTCCTCTAGTGTATATCAGTATCTAATTAACAGAAAGAATTGATAATGTAAACATCCGCTTTGTTAGCAGTATCAGCTTCAAGAGCAAGAGCTACAATCGGAAGAAGATTGAACGTTGCAGCTCCACCTTCATTAACAGCAGTAGTACGAACTTCAAGTCGACCAGCTGTTGATCCAATTTGTAACAAAGATCCTTTTACAGTTGAACCGCTTACATCAGCACCTTCAAAGTATCCACCAATACAAACCTTTACTTTCTCTCCAGCAGCAGCAGCACCAAAAGCGATACCAACAGGAAAAGAAGTATCAGCAGCATCAACATCAGCAGGGACAACATAAAGAGCTCTATCTGAATCAGTTTTAGAAGCATCAAGAGAAACAGTTTGACCAGCAGTAATCGCAGAAGTCGCAAGAAAATACTCATATTGAGCGCGATTCATTGTTTCTTTGTTAGCTGAATCCAATCGTTGAATTAAGTTTTGAGTAGCCATATCAGCCTCCTAAATTTAGTATGCGTCACCGTCAAAGATAACAACGTTAGAGCCTAAGTGATCAGCAATCAACTGCATCTTAACATATAAGTCAGCAGCTCGAGCAACCGTACCAGAAACCTTTTCAAAAGGCGATACAGCAAAATCACAATCTTTGTGGAAAATCATTTTGATAGCATCAAAGTTGAGCATATAACCAGACAAGGGCCCAGCACCGAAATCAGTAGAAGTGTAAGAAGTACCAAGATAAGTATCCTGCTCAACAACAGCACCACCAAAAGCAAGTACCATACGACCAGCATCAAGAGTTTTTTCATCAATATAACGCTCTTGAGCAAAGAGAGCTCGACGATAATTCGCCATAGCGTTCTCACTCATAATAACGCAATTGATTTGTCCCATAGGAGCAACAGAACCAGCTTTGATCGCTCCTTGTTGCATCAATCGAATACCATTAGTACCAAACGCACCTTGTATATCAATAGCTTGATTTTGCCAACCAGTTGTTGAGGAGTAAGTTGCTTTTGAAATACCACCAACAGTATTATTCTGGTTACCACCAGCAGCAATCTCAGCTTCTAAAAATCCACCAGTTTGAAAACCGTTGAGCGTATTTACATCAGTAAGAACAGTTGAAGATCCGTCAAGAATTTGCTTGTTGAGCTCACGTCTCAACATTCCCATAACAGAACGCATACGAGCTTCAACGATCTTTACGATAGCAAGCTCACCTTTATTCTCTGTTTCTTCTTTACGAGTGATAACGATAGGAGCACCGAAATCAGCCCAATTATAAACAGCCGGTTGCATAGCGTCTTTTACAGCAAGATTCATCGGTTCATATCCAGTAGTGAACTGAGAAATTGTACTGTGCTCCTCAAGAGCAAGTGGACGTTGAATTTTAATACCGCCATCTTCATACTCAACACCGCCAAGTCTTTTGGCATTGTCAAGGAAGGCGACCTTTCTAAATAATTCGTCAACCTCTCCATCTCGAATAGAGTACAAGGTTGACGAGAGTAATTCATTTGAAATAGCCATAGCTATAACCTCTCATTAAAGTTTAAAATAATCATTATCATTGACGTGCTTCAAAGAAGTGTCGAGTTATCTCAAGATGTTCTCGAAATGAGAGGCTCAAGATTTATCAAAGTATAAAGCAAATTATAGAAATTGACAAGTGTTTTTATCTCTCTCAAAGACCAGCTCTTTAAACAAAGCTTCTCCAGGACACAACGAAGAGCCTAATTCTCTATGACCATACACATCAAACCAAGACAGCTCATATTTCTCAAGCAGCTCCTCAATCAAACCAAACAAACCAGGAGTGCCTTCGATACCAAACTTCTGAGGATCGGTAACAGGTTCAATCTCAAAGTTTCCAGCAACACAAATACCAATCGAACCATTATTATGATTTTTACAATGAGCTCCTGTTTTGTTGAGAGCTCTTCCTTTATTGACAGAGCCGTTAGGATAAATCACAAAATGATAACCAATACCAGACCAGCCTCTTTCTTTGTGCCAACGATCTATTTTTTCAACAGTAGTAACAGCACTACCAGAAGCAGAATGATGCACAACTATTTTGTTTATGTGCCTCATTTGCGCTCCTGTTGTGCTTTGTGCCATTGATAAGCCTCAACCGCGCTTCTAAATTTTGGAGTACCTTTTGGAGCTGTTGAGCTACCTGTACTCGTTTTGTTGAGCGTACTTCTTCTGCTCTTCTTTGCAGCTGCTTGCTCAGCTTTTATTTTTGCAGCTTTCTCAGAGTCAATACGACCCCTAACAATCCAGTAAGCATCTTCAAGCCTCAGCTCTTCTCGTTGCTGCATCAATTCATAAATCGGATAGCGGTACTCATCATCAGTAATCTCAGGATGAGCCGTTTTAAATTGTTGGAGCTCAACTTGCCTTCTCTCCAGCTGTACTTTCTCTTGAGCTGGTTTCATCATATCTTGGAGCATCAAAGCAGCTTGTTTTTTGATCTCTGCTCTCATTCCCTCCTCAGTATATATATCGTGCTCATCATCAGTAATATATTGTTCTGTTTCAGAGAGAACCGGGTTATTGATTGCAAGCTCTTGCTGTTCTCTCAGAGCTTCAACTTGTTGCTCAAGCTGTTTCCTCATCTCAGCAAGCTCCTGAGTTTTACGAGTATATGATGCTCTCATATTTGCGATATGTTTTCGTACTTCTTCAGGAGTATGCTCAAGCCACTCGTGCAAAGGTCTCATTCCTTTGTGTTGAGCATCTTCTTCAAACTCAGCAAAATCTTCTTCTGTTAGTCCCATCAAATCATCAATGGTGAGAAGCTCTTCTTCAGGTAAATCTTCTGTTTCTACTTCTTCTAATGTTTCCTCTTGAGCAACCTGCTCTTCATTTGTTTCGTCAACTTGTACTTGTTCTTCCATACTTGCCTCTTTTTTTCTTGTTTTGTTGTTGTTGAGATGCTTTGATTGCCTTGAGTCTCTTCTCAGCATCTTTTTTATTTGGATGATAGCCCTTGACGTTCTCTATCTTCCAACCTCTTGGAGTCTGATATATCGGCATTATTTTGCAACGCCTCCTTTCGTTCCTGTGGTTTTTTTGGAGCCTCCTGGACTCCATAGTTTTTTACAAGCCCAGTACGACGCAGAGAGCTTACTCTTGCGTTGATCGCATTTATGACGAGCACGAAAAGAACGACGTGCAGAAGAAGAATAATTATGACCATACCCAGAAGCACCAAAATGGATAATGCGCTCTTTTCCATCTTCACAAGCCTTTACAACCATTTTCTTCTCAGGTTTCGGAGATCTCTTTGGTTTGTTACATTTCATCTTTGATTTATCGAGTCGTTTCATTTTCTTCTCTTGTGTTGATATGAAATTTTTTTGGAGCTGGTCTTTTCACGCTTGAATCGTTCTTTCTCAGCTTTGCTCATCTCTCCAACTGTTTTCGGAGTTTTTGAGCTTACTCGTTTCGTAGGACGACAAGCCGGATAGCCTCGCTTCTTCTTCTCAGCAAGAGAGCGTCCACAAGGTTTGCCTGTTTTAACATCAATCCAATTCTCTTGAAACCAGCGACCTAACCCACCACGCGCCATATCAATCTCCTTTTACTTTGCGATACCCACCGCCACGCTTTTTATATTCCTTGACAAGCCAAGCATTTGCATAAGCTGAAGGATAGACCTCAAACTTCTTTTTTGCTTCAGCTTTGACTCGAGCATAGAGCTCTTTGTTTGTTGGTACGTTTTTACTTTTAGGCATCTTACATTCTACTCATAAACATTTTATCCATCTCATCAGAGCTAGGCATTGATACTTCTTCTTCCATCTCTTCCTCAGTCTCCTCTTCAAACTCAGGAGGAGGATTCTGCAAGAACTTTTTGAACTCTCTATCTTGAGCAAGCTTTGTGATTTTACCGGCTAAGAGCATAATACTTCTATCATCAGTTATATCCTCAAGCTCAAAATCCATCTCCTCATCAAGATCACCAGAATCAACCGCGTAATTTACAGCAGCTTGAAACATCCCGATAACTCTTACAAACTCATTTGGAAAAACCTGTATATCCTCATCAAACATAGGATAATCAGGAGTTTGCTCAAACAATGGTAATAACCTGTTTGCAGCAGTAACAAGATTGTTGAGAGCCTTTTTTGAAAACTTACCTCGAGGAGCAAGCTGATTGTACATATCCTCATCAATCTCTTCAGCTTTACCAATCTCTATCGACAAGTCAAGCTCTTGAGGTTCTCCACTCATACCGAGCATTTTCATTTCTTCTTTATTCATCGCCATTACAGACTCCTATATTTTATCACTCCAAAGAGTATCGGTTTTTCCAGATTGTATATCCTCAGTAGGAGCAAGCTCAACAGCAGCTTCTTCTTTGCTCTTACCGTTTTCTATAGCATTATTATATCTTGCAATATATTGATCTTGCTCAGAAATTCTATCTTTTATCTTTTGAGTTTTATCATCCCAAAAATGAGGAGCAAGATCAGCCTCGCAAACAAAACCTCTCTTCTCCATTATTTTTTGCTCAGCAGCTGGAGAGTCGACATGCTTACCAAGAGCTTTCGAGTAATAGCCGTCAACGCCATATCGATGAGTTTTACTAGTTGAGTCTAACTGGAAAAGAGAAATTTTTGCCGTCCAATTTACATCTGAGCAATTATCACAAGTGTTTTTTTCTTCATTCATCAGGATCTCTCTTTGATGAGTATTGAGCAACTCAAAGAAAAGCTCCTCCTGATAATGATTGCACGTTCTGCATTTAAACATGTATATAGGCATTATCCTCTCCCTTGTAATACCTGAGCGAGCTGCTCAGCAGGTAACTCACCACCAGCTCCAATCTCTCTTTGTTCTTCTGGTGGTGTTGTTGGTTGGATAGGAGATTGAGGTTGAGCTTCTTCTTCCAGGAAGTCTCGAGGCAGATCATACAATCGAACAATCTCCTCTTTTACCTTGCTCATCGGAACACCTAGCCCCTGAAGAATAGGCAGAAGCTGTACAAGATTGTTTTTCTTGATTGCTTCAGAGAGAGGAGTGCTGGACTGGTCAAGAGCAACAATCTTAAATTTTGCATCCAAATCATCAGCAGTAATAATCTTTGGTACTCCGTTCACCTCGATTGTAGCAAGCTCATTCTCTTCAGCAAGTAAGGCAATCATTCGAAGATATACGAGAGCGATCTGCTCAATAGCTCCATCTCTCTCTCTTGCGAGCTTACCAATCTCAGAAGCGGAGTATTGAGCAAGAGCTGTAATCTCTGTTGCTGTTGCCTTTGTTGCTTCTCCTCTTGAGAATGGAGCGAGTATTGAACCTCGATTTATATCTTGCTCGATATAGTTTTGATACCGATCGAAGTTGGTTGAGATAGGCTCGACACCAACCGAAGCAATCAAACCAGCAAGACTCTCCTCATCGACGGCAATCATAGCACCGTCAACACCAGAAGTAATTTTTGCAAGAGCCTCCTCATCAAAAGAGCCTTCTTTGTATAGGTATTGCCTCGAGTCACGACGTACAGCATTTGCCCAGTATGTTCTCAATATATTCTTCTCGTAAAACTGGTCATATACTCGAGCAACAGCACTCAAGCCGCACATCGGTTTTTCAGGTTTTTTCGAGTAATACAATGGAACGATAGGAGAGAGAGGTTGATCATCATAAGTACGGAGAGGAATCTGCTCTCTCAATAAGAGCTTCTCACCTTGAGAGTAGTTATGAGACCAGAAATAAACCTGGTCATATGAAAAATCATAGAGCTCAACAATCTTGATATAGAGATAATCATCAGGCAGATCTTGTATTTTACCTGAGTATTTTTTATCAGCTGCTTTAAAATAATCTTCTTTTGGTATCGGGTTAAACTTCTTATTACCAAATCTTTCTCTTGCTTCAGGCAAGCTCAAATAATAGACGTGACCAGCAAACCGCTGAGAGCTCCAGCTGCTAGCATCCATATCAACTATAACCTCCCAACACGGAAGAGCTCGTATTGAAACACGCTCAAGCAAATCATCAGATTGTTGAGGAGAGAACTTGAAGAATGAGCACGGATAAATCAAGCCGAGCCTCGATCCGTTCTCGAGATGCTCACGTTTATCAAAGAGAAATCTATTTGCAACCTCTTGAGCAAGATCAGGAGTACCCTCAATCATAGCAGCATCCTTACCAACAACAACAGCCGGGTTTCTACTGAACAAAGAAGCAATAAAACCTTCTACATATGAGAAACAATCTGCAGTCTCAACGCGTATCATACTTGTATTTACTTGAGATGCTGAAGAGCTCCAAAACTCATTTTCATAAACATCTCGATAACGCTTGAGGTTTGATCTCTCTTGCTTCCAGTAATCCTCATGCTCTGATAATATGGTTTGGATGAGCTTAATGATATCTTTCTCGTTTTGTCTCGCCATTAGTATCTCCTATGTTCAGCAACTGAAGCCCCAGTATATTCTCTTATACTCTTGCTTCTTCTTGTTTTCAACCATCCAGGCAAAAAACTATCTGTTTTCAATCGTACCCTTTTGAGTGCTAGGTTTGCAAGAGCTAAAGCCATAGCATTATCACAGTGAGATTTTCCATTGTGACCAAACTTTACCAGGCCGTTATCATCAATCAAAATAGCTCTCAAATCTCCAACCGTCTCAGAGTCAAGCACGTTGATTCTTTTCGAGCGTATATCTTTAGCTAAATCTTCAAAAATCATAATCTTATTGCTTGCATTTGTAGCAAAGTCCCTTCCCTTCTCATCCTTCCAGATATGCGAGTATCCAGCGTGACGAAGCTCATTGAGAACAACCAATCCTTGAGTCATAGCCTCAACAAGTACAGTTGCTCGATTGTAACGAGTTGCAGCATTGACAATATACTCAGCAAAATCTTCAGGTTTAATCGTGTTGCTCCGAAACTGAAGAACAACCTGGTTAGTTTTTTTGCTCATAATGACAAAAGCAGATTTATCGCGCCCAACTCCTGCAGCTGCATCAGCACCAAGCGCATACTCATCATCCTCTTGAGGTTCAGCATAGGTAACCCACTGTTGACCGTCATAGGTTTGAACAATCGTAAGCTCTTGAAAATCAGCATACTCGAGGAGAGTTGAGCCGGTTGTTTGATAAGCCTCCTCAACTGTTGAAGGGTATTCTCGCACAAATTTTGCTTTATTTGTTTGCGCTATCTTTGCACGTCTCCAACATAATTGCTCATCAGTGAGCTCAAATCTTCTCTTCAGATCCTGCTCTTCAATCGTTGTTATCCAGTCTCCAGGAAGAGATTTTTGATATGTGGAATGTTTGAACCAAGCAAAAAACAAAAAGCTCCAATCGTGATGCGAGTGCTCTTTGTTGAGATACTTGCCAATCTCAGTATCAAGAGCATCTCCTGGAAAGTTGGCTGTTGATTCATATATCAAAGTACCATCATTCACCGCAGACGTAGCCGCAGCAAGCAGCTCCTCAGGTTCTTTCGCAAACGCAAACTCAGATATATGCACCATCTCAGCAGTAAAAGAGCGCGTGGTACCATCAGCTCGAGCACTCATACCGAGTATCCTTGCTCCAGTTTCAAACTTGAGCTCAAGCTGATTGTTTATCTCGAGTCTGTTGAGAGCTTGAACTTCTCCAGGAAGAGAGTTGTAATAGGTATGGTGCATCCTCATTATTTGTTTAGTAGCATCGCTCTTGTGAGTGAGCACAACGATTGTAATCGGATGAATGGACGTAAAAGCTTTAGCAAACAACCAAGCAGATATACCAGTTGACGCGCCAACTTGACGAGGTTTCAAGATGATAACGCTTTTGCCCGTGTTGAGCTGCTCAATAATCTGCTCTTGCTCATCGTTGAGATGGAGAAAAGCCTTCTTTCCTCCTTTGGTGATGATAGTGAGTTTCTCAATAAACTCATCGAGATGCTTACTCAAAAAATCAAGAGCATTGAAATCAGGCATTGAGCCAATCCTGGAGACTCAAGGAGCTGCTTTGCTCAGTGATCTCTTCATATCGCTCAAGAATATATTTTGCCGCATCAACTCGAGCCTTCTCATTTTGTCCAGACCGGAGAATCTCAGATAAACACGAATGAGCATCTTTGATGAGAGCTTGTACTAATTCTTCTGGTGTTGTTTGTGTTGTTGCGAGTCGGAGCGTTTTTTCTTTTACTTTTTGATCTTCGAGATAATCCTGGAAATCTTGTATTTTTGTCCAGCGGTGAACAGTAACGCGATTTACTTCAATCATTTTAGCTATATCGGTGATCGTATGACCTCGAGCCAACATTGAAGCCGCTTGCTCTTGTTTGGGTGATAGGTGCATTTTTGTCTCCTGTTGCAATTTGTATCAGTGTAACATTTTTTATAACAAAAAAAAAACAGCCGGTCTCCGTTCCAGCTGTTTTTCCCCTGCTCAAGATCCTTAGAACTCGAACAAACCCTCTTTGTAATCATAACAACAAATCACCTCTTTTGTAATCATTTTCTACAATAATGCGAGCGTTTTCTTCCCATTTTTTACCATTAACAAGAGATAATGTTTGACAGATAGCAACAAAGCTCGACATTTTTGGCTCATGTTTATCATTCATATAATAGTAAAACAAACCAGTATCAATACCAGCTTTTTTCGCAAACCAGGCAACATCTTTATTTTTCACCGTCAAGGTATCTCGAACATATTGCCAACCAGCTCGATAACGCTCCTGACCAAAAATCATCTCTCCTCCTCAATCCAACGAAAAATTGTATCTCCAGTGTAATCCTTTTCGAAAACAATCCAAGCATAAGAAACCGCATTACCAGCTCCAAACTCTCCATTTTTACCGATGTTGATTCTGTAACTGTATTGATAAACATATCGAGGAGGATGTTGAGAAAATATATCTTTATATCGTTGTTTGCCTTCGAGGTATCGAACAGGCAAAAGAAAAAACAATCTTGAGCCAGAATGAATCCGATTCATTCCTGCATCAAAAAACTCACTAAACAACGAATAAGGGGGGTTAGTTACTATCTCTCCACACCATCTTTTGGGATGATCAAGTTTGTTTCTCACTTCAGCAGACATAAAGAGAGGAGAAATAAAATCGTGCTGTACAACTCCAGGAGCTCTCACAATCAAATCAGAACTGAAAACATAATGACCAGCTTCTTCTAAAACATTTGAAATATGTTTCTCTCCAGCTGCACACTCCCAAAGACGATGCGACATTCTAATATTGTCTCTTTTGAGAGCAGCAAGAAAAGCTCTAACATCCTTTGGATGAGTAGCGTAAAAATCATCCCTTGCTCTCTCCTCTCCAGTATGACTCGAGGAGCCTAAAGTTTTAATACTCATCTCTCCTCCAATAAAAGAAGCTGAACAAAAATAGGTTTATAATTTTTATCTGATAAAATTTCTCTCTCTAAACTATTAATTTGATTGTGCAAAATGCTATCTTTTTGCAAATAAAACTGAGCATCATACCCCATTAATAAATCATAAGCAGATATGGCCCCATTTCTTAACCTTTGAATTTTTTCTAATCTTGCTAAAAGATAATGATAATGAGCTATTTTTTTTTCGAGAGTATCAAGATTCATCTCTCCTCCAACATCAAAAACACCTCCGACCAAAGAAGCGCGGGATCTTGATTTGTCTCCTTAGCAATAAGCTGAACAACCTGATAAGCGCGCAACAAACTCGGATCGCTTCTGGTCTTCCAATAGTTAATCATTGAGTGAGAGACTTTTGCTTTCTTAGCAAGCCAAGTTTTTGTCAATCGGTTTTCTTTGAGCAGCTGCTCTAACCACATACCAAAATTCATTTTATTACCTCCGAAATAGTATTCTTAATTGTCAATATTAGAAGTTTTGTATACTTAATTTCAAACTTCTCTTTTTCTGTTGCTTGACCGTTTTTATTTTGTACAGCTCGCTCTAATCTAAGAAGTTCCTGCTCTAATCTAAGAAGATCTTTTTTCATCGCTGATAAATAATCAAGCGTATCAGCAATTTTTAATTTGGCATTATAAATCTTACCGTTCCCATCTCTATATGTATTTTTCATTTTTCCTCCAGGATAGAATTGCAGAAAAAGAATAATCCTTTCTTAATTTATTTACAAATTTTTTTGTAAAGTTTTGTAATAATACTTGTATATGTTGCATAAATGCAATATAATATATATGTAGCAGGGAGGAAAAAATGGAAAACTTGAAACCAGTCTTAGAATTTATCATCAATAACTTTAACCAAGATTGTGCTGAAGAGCTTTACAGAGAGAGAGCTGCTGTAAAAATGGAGCAGGTCAGAGAGCAAATGATCAGTATCAATAACAATCAAGGTACCATTGTTGCTCGAGCTCGAAGAAGCAAGCCTACCTTCGAAGGTAACGAGTATTGTATTACTATCAGTGACAATCATTTCCATTGTAGCTGTATGGCGTTCCAAACCAGCAAGCGCGATGAGTTCAACCTCAAAAAACCTTGTAAACATATCATCTTTACCGCCAGTGCAGTAGCTGTACATATGGCAAAACAAACAAAATAACAACCAAAAAAACGGAGTACAAAATGACTTTCAACGATCTTCTTTCAGCACTAACAAACAATCCAACAGCTCTTAACCACTACAACGGATTGATAGCAAAAATGTTGGAAAATGGAGCAACTATTATCAGCACCTCAAAAAATGAAGGAGTAGATTTTTACAATATGGAGACAGTATTTTCAAACGATTGTCAAATTGATATCTATTTTACAGCTAAATACGATGGTTCCAAAGAAATTGCAGTAGTTCAATACTCAAACATATCCGATAAATTTTGGACTGATTGCGATGATGCTTGGACTTTTCAACAAAAATAAAAAACGGAGTACAAAAATGATCACTCTTAATCTTCCAGCTGGTCTTGTTCTTGGAGCAAGACCATACAACACTCTAACAGCTCTCTATCATTATGCTGTTAGTGATGGTTCCTTTACTGTTGAGCAATATGCAAACGAGTGGGGATGGTCTTTACTGGAGACTTATACTTTTATCGAAAATAATCTTGCTGCAACTGCAACAAAACCAACACTAGAAATACAATGGCACAACTCTTGCAAATTAAGAATTAATTATAATAACATGTATACTAGTAATACAATTTCTAGTATTACTAGTGTTGTTGGTGTACATGATAATTTAAATTCTAAAAAAGGTATAAAGAGTCTTGTACTCAATGAAATCACTTTTGAGGTAGATCCGAACACCGACAACAAGCTTTGGTCACACGTTGAGCAATCAGAAGAAGTACAGCAGCTGCTTGAGTGTTGGGTAATCCTCCACAAAGAAGCAGGGTTCACCACCAATATGCTCACAGCTCAAGATTTATCTGCAGCCTCCTCAGCGATTTACGACGGCAACGCGGAAAAGGCGATTGCTGTATTTGAATGGTTATTCACTTCTGAGCACTATCGAGCCAAATACTTGCGAGATAGAAAGATGATCAGACCAGCAGTAGTCATTTCAAGAGCTAAATTGGTACCAAATTTCATTTTATCACAGGATAGCAGTCTCAATACTGCTTCAAACAATAACAACACAAAAACAACCCCTTCTCTGCTCGAATTTGATGAGCACGGGAATCTCATCGAGGAGTAAAACGATGGCAAAAGAAAGAACAATCAAAAACGGTCTCAAGCTGTTTTGTGCAAATTTTAACAAATCGGACAATTGGATGGAATCAGTATTGCCTCTTTGGACGACAACACTCAAGCAATATAAGGATCAAGTTACATATGAAAGCATAGTTGAGATATGTCAAGAACGGCACCAATACACTCCAAAGCTAGGAGATGTTGTTGAGAAAATCAAGAGCAAAATCAAGCAAAAGAAAATCACTACTCATAATGATCGACGCTTTTGTGATGATTGTAGATACCATTCAGGGATCAGAATTACAGTTGCTCAGTATTATCGACGTGATCAAAAAAATAGGTGGGTCGCTTCGGAGCGAGTTTGCGCTTGCACTTGTGACGACGGTAGAGAAGCTCATCCAACCTTAGCAACATTCGAGAAGAGATTGCAGCTGCTGAAGGAAGATCCTCGAGTTGATTTGTATGCTTATCTCGTAACAAGCAAAAACAAAACAATCTTTGATTTTGAAGTGCGCGATCCTGTTACCTACTCGGAGCATATTGAATGGTTAGAGGAGCGCGAAAAAAGCGGCAAAACTATATCAAACTTACAAAACATACTGAACAAAAAACGAAATAGAGGTGAACAATGAACGGCTTTGCAAAATGGTTAAAGACTCAACTTACTGAAAATAAAATCTCTCAGGAGCAGCTTGTAAGAGCTCTTGACATCAATCGCTCAACGCTTCATCGATGGTTGAAAGCAGAGAGCTTACCAAATGCTTTACAGTGGAATGGTATCGCGTGTTTTTTATCTTTTGAAACCAAAAAAGAACTCGGTGAAATACTCGTAGAAATGTGTTTTAGCTTAACGGAGGTGGTCTAATGAATTCGAACAAAGAAATTCTTTTGTCCTGTATTGCTGGTCTTGGTCTTTATTTTACTATGAGAGCTCTGATTTATATCGGTTGCGCGATCTGCTTACTTCTGGAGATACAATGAAATACCTCGTAATTGACACAGAAACCTCTGGACTCAATCCAATGATACATGAGCTCCTTGCTTTTGGGGCTATCGTTTTAATAGATGGAGTAGTCACAGAAACAATAGAAATCAAAATCAAACCAAAGCATCTCGAAAATGCAGATCCCGAAGCTCTCCACATAAACGGTTACAATGAGCGAACCTGGAGACGAGCTATGTTACCCGAGCAAGCTGTATATCGAATACAATCCTTTCTCTATCGGCATCAAGATGCG